CGCATACTAATTTGCACGTTAGACACTGAACTTTTCAAACCCTTCTAATCCAACATACAAAAAACTAATTTACACGAAACACCCCCGGGTGTCTTTCCAAATCAATACCCCCCACCCCCTATTTGCAAAATTTTGAAAATACTGTACACTGCTAATCAAAGGAGCTACAAACCGCCCCATGCCTATAGTTGCAACACCCGAATTGGGAATCCCATTCCCATTTGACACAACACCGGAAGAGATTGAAGACTTCCGTGATAAAGCGCACGCCTATTTCCTGACCGTGCAGGAACTGATTTCCCGTGGTGCCCAAGTAGATATCACAGATGAGGACAAACGCCAGTCCCATCAAATCATGGCAGATGGCAAGATGCCGCCAGCCAAAGCAGTTACATCAGGCGCACTAATTAATTTGGAAGCCATATTGTCTGAGTGGGATCATGAAGTACTAGATGCCACAAGGAAGCTGCGCAACTACGTAACAAACAAGTTAATCATGGAGTCAACAGACCCAGACCCCAAGCAGCGCATGAGAGCATTGGAGAATTTGGGCAAGCTGTCCAACGTAGGTTTGTTTGCCGAGCGGGTAGATGTAAATGTGACGCACCGTACCGTTACCGACATTGAGACTGAACTGCGCAAAACCTTGGAGCTATACGGCGGAGACGTAGTAGATGTAACCCCTAAAGATAAGCGCCATACTCCTAGCATTGGGGATATGGATTTGGATGAAGAACTAGGACTAAGCAGTGGATCCGAATTTACTACTTGAAGTCGAGAAGAAACTTCCAAGCATGCCCGCTGCGGTGCAGCAAAAGGTAGGGCAGCTTATTGCGGAGGCGCGTAAGAGTATTACGTATAACCAAGCCCGTTCGGACTTCATGGCGTATGTCAAATATGTCTGGCCCAACTTCATACATGGCAGGCACCACGAGAAGATGGCTGCTGCGTTCCAGCGGGTAGCCGAGGGCAAGGTCAAGAGGCTCATTATTAATATGCCGCCTCGCCACACCAAGTCCGAGTTTGCCTCTTACCTGCTCCCAAGCTGGTTCCTTGGAATGTTTCCTGACAAGAAAATAATACAAACGTCCCACACAGCCGAGTTGGCAGTTGGGTTTGGTCGTAAAGTTCGTAACTTGGTGGACTCCGATGCCTACAAAGACATATTTCCCACAGTCGCACTCCAAGCTGACTCTAAAGCTGCTGGTCGTTGGGCTACTAATTTTGCTGGAGAGTATTTTGCTATTGGTGTTGGCGGTGCCGTTACTGGTAAGGGAGCAGATTTACTTATCATTGACGACCCACACTCGGAGCAAGAGGCCGCACTTTCTGAGGTGAACCCGGAGATTTACGATAAGACCTACGAGTGGTATACATCTGGCCCTCGGCAGCGTCTGCAACCGGGCGGGGCTATCGTTATAGTGATGACAAGGTGGTCTAAGAAGGACTTGACCGGGCAAGTTATCAAGGCAGCAGCCCAAAGGAGCGGGGAAGAGTGGGAAGTTATCGAATTTCCTGCGATTTTGCCCTCTGGAAACCCACTTTGGCCCCAGTTTTGGTCATTAAAAGAGCTTGAAGCCCTAAAAACCGAGCTTCCCAACTCCAAATGGCAGGCTCAGTACATGCAGCAGCCCACGTCTGACGTGTCTGCCATCATAAAAAGGGAGTGGTGGAAGATTTGGGACGAAGAAAGACCGCCATACTGCGAATTTATTATCCAATCTTGGGATACTGCCTTCCTAAAAACGGAACGGGCCGACTATTCTGCATGTACTACGTGGGGTGTGTTCTACCAGCCGGACGATACTGGGCGGGAACAGGCCAATATTATTTTGCTCAACGCCTTTAAGAAGCGGATGGAGTTTCCAGAGCTAAAACAGCGGGCGTTCCAAGAATTTAAAGAGTGGAACCCAGATACTTTGGTGGTCGAAGCCAAGGCCGCAGGGTCACCGCTTATATTTGAGCTACGAGCGATGGGCATACCTGTGCAAGAGTTCTCGCCATCCAAAGGGAACGATAAAATTGCGCGTCTTAACTCAGTGGCTGATATATTCGCATCGGGCCGGGTCTGGGTGCCTAATACGAATTGGGCAGAGGAACTGGTTGAAGAGGTAGCAAGTTTCCCATCAGGGGAGCACGATGACTTGGTAGACTCGATGAGCCAAGCATTAATGAGATACCGCCGTGGTGGCTTTATCAGATTGGGTTCTGATGAGGAAGATGAGCCACGGGAGTTTCGTAGAAAAGTACCATATTACTAAGGACAGATCATGGCTATTGAGAAATCACTGTACGCTGCACCGCAAGGCTTGGATAGTCTGGCGGCAATGGATGAAGCGTCTCCCCCCATCGAGATTGAGATTGAAGACCCCGAGTCCGTAAATATTGGGATCGACGGCATGGAGATTGATATTGCTCCGGGTAAGAAGTCTGGAGAAGATTTCAACGCCAACCTTGCTGAGTATGTAGATGAGGACGAGTTGGAGTCCTTGGCAAGTGAGCTTATCGGTGACTACGATGATGACATTGGTAGCCGCAAAGACTGGATGCAGACCTATGTAGACGGTCTTGAGTTGCTGGGTATGAAGATTGAGGAGCGCTCCGAGCCTTGGGAGGGAGCCTGCGGGGTGTACCACCCACTCCTGTCAGAAGCCTTGGTCAAGTTCCAAGCAGAGACCATGATGGCTACGTTCCCAGCAATGGGGCCAGTCAAGACCCAGATCATTGGTAAAGAAACTCCTGATAAGAAGGCCGCTTCCATTCGTGTCCAAGACGACATGAACTACCAGTTGACCGATGTAATGAAGGAGTACCGGCCTGAGCATGAGCGCATGCTATGGGGCTTGGGTCTGTCGGGCAATGCGTTCAAGAAGGTGTACTTTGACCCCCACCTAGATAGGCAAGTGTCCGTCTTTGTCCCGGCGGAAGACCTCGTTGTGCCTTATGGCGCGAGTAACTTGGAAGCTGCTGAGCGTGTGACCCACGTGATGCGCAAGACCGAGAACGAGCTACGCCGCCTACAGATCGCTGGCTTCTATATAGATGTGGACTTGGGTGAGCCCAACAATACGCTTGACGAGGTTGAGAAGAAGATTGCCGAGCAGATGGGCTTTCGGGCTACCTCGGACAATCGGTTCAAGCTGTTGGAGATGAACGTAGACCTTGACCTTAAAGGTTATGAACATACTGATAAGAAAGGCAAAAAGACGGGCATCAAGCTGCCGTATATTGTCACTATCGAGAAAGGCTCCAGCAAAGTATTGGCAATCCGCCGCAACTGGGAGGAAGAAGATGATACACATCAGAAGCGACAGCACTTCGTCCATTACGGCTACGTGCCGGGCTTTGGCTTCTATTGTTTTGGCCTTATCCATTTGGTGGGCGCCTTTGCTAAGTCAGGCACTTCTCTTATTCGTCAGCTTGTCGATGCTGGTACTCTGAGCAACCTGCCCGGGGGCTTTAAGTCTCGTGGGCTACGTGTTAAGGGTGACGATACACCGATCTCCCCCGGAGAGTGGCGCGATGTGGATGTACCAAGTGGAACCATCAAGGACAACCTGCTACCCCTGCCGTACAAAGAGCCAAGCCAAGTTCTGATGGCACTGCTTGGTCAGATTGTGGATGAGGGACGACGCTTTGCTAATACGGCTGACCTACAGATCAGCGACATGTCGGCTAACTCCCCAGTGGGAACAACGCTGGCTATCCTAGAGCGCACGCTTAAAGTAATGAGCGCGGTACAGGCGCGCATCCACTACTCCATGAAGCAGGAGTTGGGTCTACTTAAGAACATCATCGCGGCCTACACGCCCGAGGACTACGATTACGAGCCAGAAGAAGGCTCCCGCAAAGCTAAGAAAAGTGACTACGACAATGTGAACGTCATACCGGTGAGCGACCCCAACGCTGCCACTATGGCTCAGAAGATTGTGCAGTACCAAGCAGTAATGCAGTTGGCTCAGCAGTCTCCTCAGTTGTACAACATGCCCCTGCTACATCGCCAGATGCTAGACGTGCTGGGCATTAAAGACGCAGCCAAACTTGTGCCAATGGACGAGGATCAGAGGCCGACAGACCCGGTGTCCGAGAACCAGAACGTGCTGATGGGCAAACCTGTCAAAGCGTTCCTGTACCAAGACCACCAGTCGCACATCATGGTTCACATGTCGGCGATGCAAGACCCCAAGATCATGTCGCTCTTACAGGGTAATCCACAAGCTCCGCAGCTACAAGCGGCAATGATGGCGCACGTCAACGAGCACTTGGGCTTTGAGTATCGCCGTCAGATTGAGCAGCAGCTTGGCATGCCCCTGCCCCCGCAGCAAGACGAGTCGGGTGAAGATTCTGTTATGGATCCGCAAGTTGAAGCGCGGTTGGCTCCCATGCTGGCGCAAGCAGCGCAGCGGCTGTTGCAGCAGAACCAAGGCGAGCAAGCTCAGAAGAAATCTCAGGAGCAAGCACAAGACCCGCTGGTGCAGATGGCGCAGCAAGAGTTGCAGATCAAGCAGGCCGAGCAGCAACGCAAGGCCCAGAAGGATCAGGCTGAGTTGGAGCTTAAGAAAGCGCAGCAGCAGATGGATGGCATGAAGGCAATGGGTCAGCACCAGCTTGATGAGCAGCGCATAAAGGTCGATGCCATTAAAGCGGCGGCTCAGATGAAGAATGACAAGTCCAAGCACATGATGGACATGGGGTTAGATGTGCTCAAACACATGTCAGACCAACACCATGCTGGCAATACCCAAGAGAAAGATTTACTGCATAGGGGCTTACAAACTACCTTGCAGGGAATGAACCGCCCCAAACCAACAGGAGGTGAAGAGTGAACGCGTTTGAAGTATTTGTCGAACAAACCGACGAGAAGATAACCGACCTCAAAGAGTACTTATCCACCGGAAGGGTAAATACTTTTGAGGAGTACAAGGGCATTTGTGGTGAGATTAAGGGTCTGCTCATCGCACGTGGTTACGCATTAGACCTGCAACAAAAACTGGAGTTTGCTGATGACTGAAATCCTATTAGGTACAAACCCTAATAACCCCCAAATAGTAGGAAACTACAACTGGGAATCAACTATGGAGGAAAAAGGTAAGCAATTACCAAGGCCATCTGGCTATCGGATACTTTGTGCCATCCCAGAAGTGGACAAAGAGTATGAAGGCACTGGTCTAATTAAAGCTGACGAAACCTTACGCAACGAAGAGACGCTCACAACCGTCCTATTTGTTGTAGATATGGGGCCAGATTGCTACAAGGACGATAAACGGTTCCCATCCGGCCCGTGGTGTAAACCCGGGGACTTTGTTCTTATCCGCCCCCATGCAGGCTCACGTCTGGTTATACATGGTCGGGAATTTCGCATCATTAATGACGATACCGTAGAAGGTGTTGTTGATGATCCTCGTGGCATCCGCCGTAAATAAAGGAGTACAAAATGCCTTTTGAAGAAACTGAATTTAAATTTCCTGATGAAGTTCAGGAGAATAAGGGTAAACCCTTAGATAAAGAACGTACAGATATTGAGATTGAGATTGAGGACGATACCCCAGAACCGGATCGTGGTCGGCAACCCCTACCAAGACCTCTGGTTGAGGAACTGGAAAAGGACGAACTTGACCAGTATGACGATAACGTCAAGACCAAACTCAAACAAATGCGCAAGGTTTGGCATGATGAGCGTCGGGAAAAAGAAGCAGCCGTGCGAGAGCAGCAGGAGGCTATTACCTTTGCACAACGCCTATTGGAAGAGAACAAGCGTATTAAAGGTATCCTGACCACTGGGGAAAAGGAATATGTAACAACCGTACAACATGCAGCGGGCATGGAGCTTGAAATGGCTAAGCGGGCTTATAAAGAAGCCTACGACGCCGGGGATACCGATAAGATTATCGACGCCCAGCAAGCCATGCAGCAGGCAAATATGCGGGTAATGCAAGCACAAAACTTTAGGATGCCCTCTTTACAAGAGCCTGAAAATAGTGTACAACCCATCCAACAGCAGTATCAACAACCTACTGTTCGACCAGATAACCGGGCAAATGCGTGGCAAGAGCGCAATTTATGGTTTGGTCAGGACGAGGAAATGACGGCTTCCGCGCTAGGCTTACACGAAAAGCTAAAGCGTAATGGGGTTGTAGTTGGTTCTGATGAATATTACGACACATTAGACAAAACAATGCGTCGCAGGTTCCCCGAGAATTTTGAGGAACAGCAAGAACAAAGGCAGCAAAATACTCGGACAAGACCGAGTACAGTAGTAGCTTCGGCAACGCGTAGTACGGCCCCCACAAAGGTCAAACTTAAGCAGAGCCAGATGAATACGATTAAGAAACTAGGGATTACCCCCGAACAGTACGTGAAAGAATTCCTTAAGGTGGAGGCCCAAAATGGCTGAAAATAGACTTACTCGTGAGTTAGAAACAAGAACGATACAGGAGCGGCCTAAGCAGTGGCAGCAACCTGAATTGCTTCCCGAACCAAACAAAGAGGTTGGGTATGCATATCGTTGGATTCGCGTCTCGACATATAACGTGGCAGACCCGCGTAACCTTTCGTCCAAAATACGTGAGGGCTGGGAGCCTGTTCCAATTGAGGAGCAACCACAATTTAGACTGTTAGCTGATCCCAATAGTCGCTTTAAAGAGAATATTGAGATTGGTGGATTGCTACTCTGCAAAACTCCAACTGATTTTGTTGCGCAACGGAATGCGTTCTTTGCAAAACAAACACAGGCCCAGACGGATGCAGTAGATAACAATTTTATGCGTCAAAGCGATGCGCGGATGCCACTCTTTAAAGAGAGTAAATCTTCGAGTAGCTTTGGAAAAGGTGTTTAATTTTTTAGGAGTCCTTAAATGGCTTATCCAACTGTCTCGGCGGCTTACGGGTATAAACCTGTAAACCTAATTGGCGGTCAAGTGTTTGCTGGATCAACTCGGAATCTCCCTGTCCAGTACAACTACGGAACCGCTTTGTACTATGGTGATTTAGTCACCTTGTCGGCTGGCTATGTTGTAATTGCAACTTACCCTGTTAGCACTACCAATACTACTGTTGGTGTGTTCTTGGGCTGCTATTACACCAATCCAACGACCAAGCAACGTCAATACTCACAGTATTATCCCGGTAGCGTGACTGCTGGCGATATCACTGCAATCGTTGGCGATGATCCTGACCAAGTAATCCGTTGTGCGGTTACTACTGGCGCTTCTGCTACTACCATTGGATCGGCTTCGTCGATTCTGGTTGGCGTGAACATGGCTGGTAATACCCTGACTGGCTCTGCTTCCACTGGTAACGGTGCAGGCGCTGTTGTTGCAGCTTCGGCTACGACTTCTGGCGGCGGCTTCCGTGTCCTCAATCTGGTTCCTGATACCCAAATCAGCACTTCCTGCACCTATGTGTCTGGTGGCGCTGCTTCGGCAACTTCGGTTGTTGTATCTGGCCTGACTGTTGGACAATATCTGCCTGTTGGTACTGATGTGTTCAACTTGGTAAACGGTCAACTGCAATTTACTGGCTCTACGCTAAGTTCTGCATCGACTGTAACTACCACTGGTAGCACGACCCTGACTGTTACTTCGGTTACTACCGCAGTTGCTGGCACCGTTGTGTTGGTTCAAAGCCCCGAAGTGTTGGTTAAGTTCAACTTCGGCGCTCATCGCTACTACGTAGCATAAGGAGTAACTCAAAATGGCTATTTCACGCGCACAACTACTTAAAGAGTTGCTCCCCGGCCTGAATGCTTTGTTCGGTTTGGAGTACGCCCGTTATGGTGAAGAACATAAAGAAATTTATGAAACTGAAACCTCTGAGCGTTCTTTTGAAGAAGAAACAAAGCTGTCTGGCTTCTCTGCTGCACCTGTTAAGAACGAGGGCTCTGCCATCGCTTATGACAATGCACAAGAGGCATGGACTGCACGCTACAACCACGAAACCATTGCTTTGGGCTTCTCCCTGACGGAAGAGGCAATCGAAGACAATCTGTATGACAGCTTGTCCGCTCGTTACACCAAATCGTTGGCTCGTGCTATGGCGTACACCAAGCAGGTTAAAGCTGCTGCTGTTCTGAACAATGGCTTCTCCTCGGCTTACCCCGGTGGCGATGGCGTTGCTTTGTTCAGTGCTTCTCACCCGCTGATTAACGGTGGTACTAACAGCAACACTCCCGCTGTTGCAGCCGATCTGAACGAGACTTCGTTGGAAAACGCAGTTATCCAGATCGCCGCTTGGACAGATGAGCGTGGCCTGTTGATCGCTGCTAAACCAGCTAAGTTGATTGTTCCTCCTGCTCTGCAATTCGTTGCTACTCGTCTGTTGGAAACCGAACTCCGCGTCGGCACCACTGACAATGATGTCAATGCGTTGAAGAACAACGGTTCGATCCCCGGTGGCTACACGATCAATCACTTCTTGACCGACACGAACGGCTGGTATTTGACCACTGACGTTCCAAACGGCATGAAGCACTTTGTTCGTACTCCGCTGGCTAACAGCATGGACGGCGACTTTGATACCGGCAATGTCCGTTACAAAGCTCGTGAGCGTTACAGCTTCGGCTGGTCTGATCCTCTGGGCATGTACGGGTCTCCCGGCGCGTCTTAAGCTAGGGTTAACCCTGCTGAGAGGGCTCCCGAAGGAGCCCTTTTTTACGCCCAAAAACTGTCACAAATGGCTCGTAGGATGTGGTTGCAGCGCCGTGCTGCGGCATTTTTACAGAGGTATATCATGGAATTCACACTGACAATTGATTTTGGTTTTGGGGAGCAAGTTAAGTTTTCTACAGATGCGTTGTGGAAAGCTGTTGCTGTCGCAGGTTTTGTAGAGCGCCTAGAAGACTTTGATGAAGGCGATGAGGTTGTCGAAGACGAGTTTGCCGACGAAGAGTATGTGTATGACGAAGAAGGCGTGGCCTACTGGTTCGATGAAGAAAACGAAGTTTGGTACGCGTATGACGAAGAGTCTGACGATTGGTACGAGTGCGAAGAAGTTGCAGAAGATGAAGCCGAAGAGGAAGAGTCCGCTGCTTAATTGGGTACAATCCTACCCAGATTGGGAGGCTTTGGCCTCCTTTTTCTTTTGTCTTTCATCGTAGTGGTGTATGCGGTGGCAGTTTGAACACAGAACTATACATTTCGCGGCTTCTTCATAGGCTAGTTTGAACCGACCATCTTGGGCTAATTTGTTAACGCCGTGTTCTTTGGTTCCCGGTGGGTGATGAAAGTCTATACAGGCAGGGTGATTAAACCCACAATTGGAGCAGGATAGGCTGGCTTTGTAGTCTTTCCACTCCTTGCGTTTTTTCCTGCGGCGGTCATTGATACGGTCTTTCTCAGCTTCCTTGTTGTTTTCGTAGTACTTTGCGGAATACTCCTTGTGCTTTGCCTTGTAAACTTTTGGGTCTTTGAAGGGCATATTGACAAGCCTTGAAAATAGTGTATATTGCAGCTAACCGGGCTTTCCGGTACATTGAACTGTCCCGGCAGACGACATACCGATCAATGTACTTCACTTGTATGTAAGGAATATTTATCATGGGATTCGCAACTCATCTTGGCCCTTGGCTGCTTGGCACGGTTAAAAACACCACCGGCACAACTGCTGGCACTATCCAAAATACCGGCGTCACGCTAGTCTCCCAGACTAAAAAAGTAAACTACACCAACGCCGTAGCTGCATCTGCCGTTACTACAACCCTGTTCACCATTCCTGCTGGTGCTCAGATTGTCAATATTTTCATTGACACCTTGGTGGCATTCACAGGCTCCACCGCAGCTAACGTAATCATCGGTACTTCGGCTTCCACCGCGCTGTTTTGGGCTTCTTCGGATATCACCTCACAAGGTCGTTTGGCTAACACCAACGCTGCTGCCAAGCTGGTGAACTGGGCTGGCGCAGCAAGCACTGCATCTCCTAATGGTATCGGTGTTGGCACTACGGATGTAACCATCCAAGCAGCGTTGACCCCCACAGTTGCCGACGTAACGGCTGGTACGGTGCAGTACACGATTGTGTATGCTGTTGCTGACTCCACTGGTGTGCAATCGCCTCCTGTTAACCAGCAGTAATTAGTCTCGGGGGCTTCGGCCCCTGCTTTATAGGAGATTGATTATGATGCAGACAGACGTTAAAAGCGCACATGCAAGTGCTGCTGGAACTTTGTTTAATGGGCCAACACGCTTGAAGGGGTTGATTATTTGCCCAGCGGCAAGTACTGCGGCTACTGTACAGTTTAAAGATGGCGGGTCATCTGGTGCTGTTTTGCTAGAAATTGACATTGCTAGTAACTCAAACCCTAACACCTATACCTTTGATATTCCCGGTGAAGGTATTAGGTTTAGCAGTACGCTGTACCTAGCATTAAGCGCATCAGTCACAGGTGTTACGGTGTTCTATGGCTAAGAAGAACCCATCCCTTGCAGTAGGTCGTGGCGAGAAGCTACCGGTCTCCAAGGGGGCTGGGCTGACTGCCAAAGGCCGTGCCAAGTACAACGCAGCAACAGGGTCTAATCTGAAGGCTCCACAGCCCGAAGGTGGCCCTCGCAAGAAGTCATTTTGTGCCCGCATGTCTGGCATGCCCGGCCCGATGAAAGACGAAAAAGGTAAGCCTACCCGTAAGGCGGCTTCACTAGCAAGATGGAAATGCTAGGAGTAAATTATGGCAACAAAAAATCCCATGACTAATCAAACTTGGTACACCGCCAAGGGTAAACAAGTGTTTGATAGCGCAAACGTGCCTATTAGCAGGCAGGAAGTTGATACTGAACTTGAGCGTAATGCAGATAAAGTTGAGCGTAATACTAAGACGGCAAAGAAAAATCCGGAGTTGAAAAATATTTCTGATTTTGCTAATGAGGGTATTACTGAACAAATTCAGCAACTTCGCAAAGCACGACAAGCTAATATAGGTGGTGGTCGGGGCGAAGTTAACCCAGAGGGTATGAAAAAAGGTGGTAAGGTATCAAATGCTTCCAGCCGTGCTGATGGCTGTTGCGTCAAAGGTAAAACCAAAGGTAGATATATATGAACAACGCACATGACGCAAAAACAATGGCTGATGGCGCTGCTGTAGTAGTTGGCCTTGGCGGTTTTTTAGGATGGATGACTCCCGTGGTAACACTTATTGGCGGTGTTTTAACTATTGTCTGGATGTGCATTCGCATTTGGGAAACTGATACTATACAAAAGTTGGTGAATCCCGATGCCGTCCAGTAGCAAGAAGCAACACAATTTCATGGAAGCGATAGCCCACTCGCCGTCGTTTGCCAAGAAGGTAGGGGTTCCACAGTCCGTGGGGCAAGATTTCAGCAAGGCCGATAAAGGCAAAACTTTTAAAAGAGGTGGTGAGATGGCTACAAAAGGTGTGAATCCCTTTGCAAAATTTGAGAAGTCTGGTAAAGATGTTGAGAAAAAGGGCATGAAAGAAGGCTCTAAAGCTGACATGGCACTAGACAAGAAACAAATGATGGGAATGAAAAAAGGTGGCATGAAGAAGATGGCTGCTGGCGGCTTGTCATCTGGTCATAAGTCTGCTGATGGCATTGCCTCCAAAGGTAAGACCAAAGGTAAAGACATTGTGATGAAGCGCGGCGGTAAGTGCTAAGGAGCCCTTATGGCTGACGTTAAATATCCTGATTCTGTTCCAGTGGATGAGCCCGTGGCTAAGAAACCTAAGCCTAAACCCGCGCCTAAACCACCCATGTACCCTGACTCGGTGCCGGTAGATGAACCTGTTAAACGCATGGCTAAAGGCGGTTCCGCTTCTGCCCGTGCTGATGGTTGTGCTGAGCGTGGTAAAACCCGTGGCACTATAGTTATGTGCGGCGGCGGGATGTACAAAAAATGAGACCCAGCCGGGGCATGGGTGATATCGCCCCATCCAAAATGCCCGGGGGGAAGAAAACCCCTCGTAGGGATAATACTGACTTCACGCAGTACAAAGAGGGCGGTAAGGTAAATGCTGCGGGTAACTACACCAAGCCCAGCCTTCGTAAGAAGATTGTGGCCCAAGTAAAGGCAGCGGCTACCCAAGGTACTGGCGCAGGGCAGTGGTCAGCACGTAAAGCACAGCTTGTAGCTAAACGCTATAAAGCTGCTGGTGGGGGATACCGAGATTGAAAGCACCGCAGCAATCCCTTAAAAATTGGGGTGACCAGAAATGGCGCACCAAGTCGGGAAAGCCTTCGTCGAAAACAGGTGAGCGATATTTGCCTGAGAAAGCTATACAATCTCTTAGCCCTGCCGAATATGCAGCTACCACTAAAGCTAAACGTGCGGGTAAGGCAGCAGGTAAACAGTTTGTGGCGCAGCCCAAAACCATAGCAAAGAAAACAGCAGGGTTTAGATAATGGCTAATACCACCGGTACGACGACCTTTAACCTCGACATGAACGACCTCATTGAAGAGGCGTTTGAGCGTTGTGGTCAAGAGTTGCGTACTGGATACAACTTTCGCACTGCCCGCCGTTCGTTAAACATTTTGACGATTGAGTGGGCTAACCGTGGGTTGAATTTTTGGACGGTAGAGCAAGGGCAAATCCCGCTAGTTACTGGACAAGCTATTTACCCCTTACCAGCTAATACGATTGATATCTTGGATTCTGTTATTCGTCAAAACAATAGCACTACCAATCAGATTGATATCAACATCAGCCGGATTGCTGAACCTACGTACATGAGCATCCCTAACAAGTTGGCTCAAGGTCGTCCAATCCAGATGTGGTTTAACCGCCAATCAGGCCAGCAAAATACAACAAGTATTGTTATAAATCAAACAGGTGGAATTACGGCTACGGATACAACTATTACAGTATCTTCAGTAGTTAATCTAACCACTTCTGGGTTTATACAAATAGACAATGAAATTATCAGCTACCCTAACATCGTAGGTAACCAATTGGTTAATTGCGCCCGTGGGCAAAACAATACGACTGCTGCAACCCATGCTAATGGTGCGTCATTGATTGTCCAAAACACCCCATGTGTCAACATTTGGCCTACTCCTAATGCGCCGGGTGACCAGTACACACTGGTGTATTACCGTATGCGCAGGATTCAAGACGCTGGTAGCGGCGTTAGCGTGCAGGATATCCCGTTTCGTTTTATTCCCTGCATGGTTGCGGGTTTGGCCTATCAATTGGGTATGAAGCTGCCTGATGTAAGCCCTGATCGGGTTACAGCGTTGAAGATGGAATATGAACAGCAGTGGGACATTGCTTCTGCGGAAGATCGAGATACGTCTCCGCTAAGATTTGTTCCAAGGAACATGTTCTATGCCTAATCGGTTTGCTTCTGGTAAATTTGCAATTTCCGAATGTGATCGGTGTGGGCAACGCTACAAGTTAAAAGAGCTTAGGATACAAACAGTAAAAACCAAACCCTTTAAGGTAAAAGTTTGTAAGACTTGCTGGGATCCTGACCATCCGCAATTGTTATTGGGTATGTATCCAGTCAATGACCCGCAAGCAGTACGGGAGCCAAGGCCAGACGTAAGTTATTTGATGGCTGGGCAAACTGGGCTACAGATTTTGGATAATAATAGCAGCAATGTAAATGCTTTTGGGTATCCTTCTGGTGGTTCAAGGGAAATTCAATGGGGTTGGGCTCCAGTAGGTGGGTCTAGCAATTTTGATGCAGTTCTAACACCCAATTACTTGGTTGGAACTACAAGTGTTGGTACAGTAACGATAACGGTTTCATAGGAGTCCATGATGGCTAAAGAAGATATGAAGAGTGATATGGCGCAAGACAAGGCCATGATTAAAAAAGCGTTTAAGCAGCACGATGCTCAAGAGCATAAGGGCGGTAAAGGCACTACCTTGAAGTTGAAAAAAGGTGGCCCTACTAGCGCAGATCGCAAGAAGTACGGCAAAAATATGTCCCGTGCAATGAACCAAAAGGGGTAAGTTATGGCATACACCATGAAACAAGGCGGCAAAGAAGTTGGCCCTGCTACCGTCTATGCAAAACCGCATACGATGGATGGTAGTGCTATGAGCATTTCTTCTACCCCCGGCAAAGAACCCAATCGCAGTAAGCTAGAAACCAATGATATTTCTATTGGTGCGTATAGCAAATCTGCTGGTGACGAGCAAATTAAGACTGATGGTATCAAAATCCGTGGTACTGGCGCAGCTACTAAAGGCGTGATGGCACGAGGCCCGATGGCATGAACTATTCTGAGCTTTCGTCGGCAATACAGACTTATACGGAAAATAACTTTCCGGCGATTACCCTTGCGGACTCGTCTACTGTATCGTCTACGTCTCAAATCAACCGTTTCATTGAGCAAGCTGAACAGCGCATCTACAACTCGGTGCAGTTCCCCTCGTTGCGTAAAAACGTAACAGGAACGGTAACAGTCAATAACAAGTATTTGTCATGCCCTAATGATTTTCTGGCTTCGTACTCGTTAGCAGTGTTTCCTTATGGCGGCGGGGATTATGCATTTCTACTTAATAAAGACGTTAACTTTATTCGGGAAGCTTACCCAAGTTCAACTGATACTGGCACTCCTAAGTACTACGCACTATTTGGCCCAACTACAACAGTAGGGCCATCGCCTTCAATAACAAATGAATTGAGCTTTATCCTTGGCCCTACACCAGATACTACGTACTCCGTAGAGCTTCACTACTACTACTACCCCGAGTCGATTACTACCGCTACGACTACTTGGCTAGGCGATAACTTTGATACCGTATTGTTGTATGGTTCTTTGGTAGAAGCGTATACCTTTATGAAGGGCGAGGCAGATTTGATAGCTCTATACGATGGTAAGTATAAGGAAGCCCTTGGGTTGGCTAAACGTCTGGGTGATGGTATGGAACGTCAGGATGCTTATCGTAGTGGTCAATATAGGCAGGCGGTTACATGAGCATAGTCCAAACCCAGACCACTAGCTTCAAAAAGGAGTTGTATCAGGCTATCCACGACCTGTCCACGGACACGATTAAGGTTGCCTTGTACACGGGTAATGCTAACTTGAACGCCGATACCACGGTATATACCACGACTAATGAAGTCTCTGGTACAGGATACACAGCCGGTGGACAGGTCATGACTGGGGTAGCTATTAATGCATCCGGCTATACAGCCTATGCGAACTGGGCTAACGTGGTTTGGACAGCAGCATTGACCGCCCGGTGCGCCTTGATTTATAACGCATCCAAAGGTAACAAGTCTGTGGCAGTTTTAGACTTTGGGTCTGACAAAACATCGACTACTACGTTTACAATCACGATGCCAGCTAACACCGCGACAACCGCGCTTATCAGGAGTTCAAATTGATAGTCACTACCACCAAAGGCGACATGGATGATTCTTTGCTTGAAAAGCGGGAAGGTACAGTCGATAATGACAATGAGCTAACCACATGGGTTGAGTACTGGCTGGATGGCGAGTTGGTTCACCGATCAGCGCATGTTACGTTGAAGAAAATGCCCGTCTTTGGCGGTGGCGAAACTGCATCTTTTTAAGGAAATATCATGGCAAATACTCAATCAATGTGTACATCGTTCCTTGGGGAACTGATGACTGCAACCCACAACTTTGGCGCTTCTCCTATTCGTGCAGCAAGTACTGCTGATACGTTTAAAGGCGCGTTGTATTTAGCTTCTGCTACGATCAATGCAGGCACTACTGTGTATACAACTACCGGGGAAGTTACTGGTACAAACTACACGGCGGGTGGAGTTACCGTAACAAATGCAACAGCCCCTGCTTCTACTAACTCGTCTGCAACAGCAGGTGTAGGTTATTGGACTCCATCTGGGTCTCTTGTTTATACAACGGTTACGCTAAGTACCTCATTTGATACAGTGCTAATTTATAATTCCACGCAAACCAACAAGGCAGTCAGTGTCCACACGTTTGGTTCTCAAATTATTACGGCGGGAACATTTACATTGACCATGCCTTCCAATACTACGACAACGGCGCTGTTGCGTTTGGCGACAACCTAAGCGGAGGCGGCGATACGCCGTAAGCCATGTTTGGTATATCCGCATTTTCGCAAAGCCCGTTCTCAAGCCTTGGTGAACAAAGCCAATCTGCGCCGATAACTGGTGTAGTTGGTTCGGGCAATGCGGGTACAGTAACTGCAAATATATCGGTTGCTCTTTCAGGGGTAACTGCAAGTGGAAACACAGGTACAGTAGCTCCCGTAAATGCCCCAGCTAGTACGGGAAATTTAGCTACAGGTAGTGTAGGAACTACAGGCGTAAATCATGCTAATGATCTAACAGGAGTTTCTGCGGCTGGAGCAGTAGGTACTGTCTCTGATAAAGGGATTAGTATCGGTATCACTGGGGTTGCCGCAAGCGGGTTACTTGGGACGTTTACCTTAAACCATGCCAATGCGCTAACAGGAGTTTCTGCGGCTGGAGCAGTAGGTACAGTTTCCGATAAAGGAATCAGTATTGGGATTACTGGTGTTGCTGCTTCCGGTACTGTTGGGACACTAACTCCTAGCAATACGGATGCTGATACCGGCGATGTAGCAATAGGTAGTGTTGGCTCATTAGGGTCTAGCCGTACTGTAGCCGTAAGCGGGGTAGTCGCAAGTGGTAGTGCAGGTACAGTTTCTGACAAAGGAATTAGTGTTGGTATAACCGGGGATGCCGCAGCCGGAGCAGTAGGCAATGTAACCCAGAGCGTACAGGTTGCACTGTCAGGCGTTCAAGCAGCAGGCAAAGCAGGGTCTGTAATCGTACCGCTGCTTCCAGTTACCGCTAATGGTAGTGTAGGTTCTGTACAGTTTGAGTTTGGTTTCGGTTTAACCAGTGCATCGGCAACAGGCGCTGTTGGCAACTTAAGTTTAGGAAATAGGTCAATTGCCTTAACTGGCGTGTCTGCGGCAGGTTCTGTTGGAACAATAATTCCTGTATATTGGCAGTTAATTGATGATAGCGAGACCGCAAACTGGATATCAATTGACAACACACAAACACCCGGCTGGTCTACAATTAACGATAACCAGACAACCGACTGGGTGTTGGTAGAAACAATGGTATAGGATAAAAAATGGCGCTTGTACTAGCAGATCGCGTTAAAGAAACTACCATCACAACAGGTACTGGAACAGTTACGCTTGCAGGCGCGTCTACTGGGTACCAATCATTTGCTGCGGTTGGAAACGGTAACACAACCTACTACACCATTGCAGGACAAACTGGGTCTGAGTGGGAAGTAGGTATCGGCACATATACTTCTTCAGGCACTACTCTTTCACGTACAACAGTGCTGGCTTCTAGCAACAGCGGGTCGCTTGTTACTTTTTCCGCCGGTACAAAAGATGTATTCGTAACTTATCCGGCAGGGCGTTCAATTTATGCTGATGGTACTGTCCTCACAGCAACTAATAGCGCTATCTTGCCAGCCGCTAACGGAGGAACCGGGCTAAGTTCACCGGGGACAAATGGCAATATTTTAACGTCTAATGGCTCAGCGTGGGTCTCATCTGCCCCTGCCGGGGGTGCCTACACAAGAACTACGTTTACAGCTACAGCAGGTCAGACGGCATTTACAGTTACTTATGCAGTGGGCTACCTTCAAATTTATGTAAACGGTGTATTATTAACCGGTTCTGACTATACTGCTTCAAGTGGAACTGGGTTTACGTTAAATGTTGCTTGCGCGGTAGGTGACATTGTTGAAGCACTTGTTATTACTACCGGTATCACTGGAATTACAACAGGCAAAAGTATCGCAATGGCGATGATCTTCGGATATTGAGGAACAGACATGGCAAACCCAAATATTGTTAACGTAACCACAATTTACGGAAACACGACCTATTACACACCTAGCGGAACAACTGCTGTTGTGTTGTTAACCAATGCGGCATCGTCTAGTGTGGTTAATAAAATTGATAATATAGTAGTTTCAAATACAACTGCATCAGCAGCAAATGCCACAGTTTCTATTTATACCAACGGCGCGGTAGCCCAAGGTTCAGCACCTTCTAGCGGCACAGCTTATCCAATTGCATACCAAGTGTCTGTCCCTGCAAATGCAACTCTTGTGGTAACAGATAAAAGTACAGCGTTTTATTTGCAAGAAGGTACATGTATATCAATTACATCAGGTACGGCATCGGCGCTTACTTTTACAGTTTCTTATGAGGCCATAAGCTAATGTCCACAAGGTACAAAGGCTCAGTAATGTCGGCTACAGCGCCGACTACCAGCATTGGGGCTGCGGGTGGTATTTGGCGGTCTAATGAAGTAATGCAAGCAATTGCAGCTACTGCTTGGCCCAAGCCCGGAACTTTTGTAGATTATTTAGTTGTAGCTGGCGGCGGTGGCGGTGGTTTTTCTGCTTCTGCAGCAGGCTCTGGAGGTGGAGGCGGTGCAGGCGGTTTTCTAACTTCTACTAATTTAGTATTAGCCCCCGGAGTTTCATACACTGTCACTGTAGGCGCATTTGGAACTGGATCAAGTTCAGCCGCAGTTGGAGGCGCTGGAAGCCCGTCTAGCATTTCTGGGACAGGGATAGCTACCATATCTGCAACTGGCGGAGGTGGTGGTGGATATACAAGTGCCACGCTTGTTGCAGCAGGAGCAACTGGGGGTTCTGGCGGGGGTGGTGGCGGAAATAATGTCTCAGGTTCTACCGCAGGGGGAGCAGGAACTTCTGGTCAAGGGAGTAATGGTGGAACTGGCTTTACTGGCGCAACATCACCATATGCTTATGGTGCTGGCGGTGGAGGTGGTGCAAGTGCTGTAGGTGCAAATGGAACTGCTTCTGTTGGCGGCGCTGGCGGAGCGGGTACACCTAGTACATATAGTGGCGCAACGGTAACCTATGCTGGAGGCGGCGGTGGCGGCGTATATACGGGAACAGCTAATGGTGGCGCTGGTGGTACTGGCGGAGGCGGTAGAGGCGCATCTTCATTAGCTCCTGTTGCGGGTACAACTAACACTGGCGGCGGCGGTGGCGGCGGGTCTGGAAATGGGGCGGGTGGAACAAACGGCGCTAATGGCGGCTCTGGAATTGTATGTATTCGTTGCCTTCTTGCTGTTACAGCTTCAGCAACCACAGGCTCACCCACAGTAACCACAGACGCAACATATCGGTACTATGCATTTAATGGTACTGGTTCTATTACGTTCTAATCATGGCACACTTTGCAAAACTTGATGAAAACAACGTAGTCACTACGGTTGTCGTTGTACACAATAACGAACTATTGGTGGATGGCGTTGAGTCTGAAGCCAAGGGCGTAGAGTTTTTGGTTAGCCTGTTTGGCGACTCCAACTGGAAGCAGACATCCTATAACGCCACAATCCGTAAAAATGCGGCTGGTATTGGTTACACCTACGACCCCAACAGGGATGCGTTTATACCACCAAAGCCAGACGGTAATTACGTATTAGATGAACAAACTTGTCAATGGATTGAATCATGAGCATACCCCGTAATCTATCTTTCCTTGCTGAGAATGCAAGTTCAACAGGCGTTTTATCAATAGCCGGTGGTGGTACAAATACTACGTCATTTTCGGCTAACCAAATTCATTACGGTTTATTTAGCCAATCAGCTGGATTGAC